GCACAATTAGCAAGTGGTTCAACAATAGCAAGAACAAGTCAATTAGATTGTAAGTTTGCTTTGTACGAAGGTGAATCACAATATGGTGAATTATTTATAGTAGATGGAAATAACCAACCTGCATATTTAAAAATAGATATAGCTAGTGGAACACATACTTATTTTTTTAAAGAAGTACAAAGGTCTGCTCCAGAAAAATCTAAGTTTGCAACTATCTTTGGTGAAAGATTAATTGTTGCAGGAGATTCAAATAATCCACAAGTAGTAAGTTATAGTACAAGATTAAAACCAGAAGACTTTACAGGTTCGTCAGCAGGTACAATAGATGTTGGTGATAAAATAAAACAAGTAAAACCTTTTAGAAATAAACTTATTGTTTTTTGTGAATCAAGTATATTTCAAATTTCTGGACTAGATGGTACTCCTACAGTATCGGGTGTTACAAAAAACATTGGATGTGTAAGTGGTAATACAGTTCAAGAGATAGGTGGAGATTTAATTTTTTTAGCACCAGATGGTTTAAGAACTATTGCAGGAACAGCAAGAATTGACGATATAGAATTAAGTTCTATTAGTAGAAAGATAATGCCATTATTTAGAGATGAGGTATTACCTTTTTTATCATCAATTAGATTTGCTAGTATGGTGGTTAGGGAAAAAAGTCAATATAGATTATTTTATTATAGGTCTGGAATAGCTAACAATATTCAAGGTGGAGTTATAGGAACATTTAAAATATCTTCTACAGGTGCAGGAGTTTATGAGTGGAGTAGTACAAAAGGATTACCTGCTAAAGTAGCACACTCTGGTGTAGATGAAAATGGAAGCGAAGTTCTTTATCATTCAGATGAAAGTGGTCATATATTTAATCACGATACTGGAAATAGTTTTGATGGTTCAAATATTATAGCAACATATAAATCACCAGATATGGATTATGGTGATGCAGGTATTAGAAAAACTTTATACTATATTAAAACAAGTATTCGTTCTGAAGGAACAAATAATAATTTAAAGTTACTAACTCGTTACGATTTTGAAAGTGGTGATGTAACTCAACCCGCAGAAATAGCATTAGGAGCATTACAAACTCCTGCAACATTTGGAAGTGGGTCAGTATTCGGAACAACAATTTTCGGTGGAACATTATTTCCACAACAAAAAACAACACTAACAGGTAGTGGATTTACAAATAACTTTAGAGTTAGAAGTACAGGAACAGGTTCTCCTTATACTGTCTCTGGATTTTATGTAGATTTTATACCTGCAGGAAGGACATAATAAATGGCAGCTTATACTAGACAGAGTACATTCACAGATGGTGATACTATATTTGCATCATTGCTTAATAATGAGTATGACCAACTAGCCGCAGCTTTTAATGTATCGTCTGGACATACGCATGATGGTTCGACTACAGGAGATGGTGGTCCGATATCAAAATTATTTAGTAATGCTATTACCTTTGGTACTAATGTTAATGCAGATATTGTAGTAACATTTGATGCAACAAGTAATGATGGTGTTCTTTCATGGATGGAAGATGAAGATTACTTCCAATTCTCAGATGATATTTTATTAAGTACAGATGAGAAAATTTTATTTAGAGATTCAGCAATATCAATTAATTCATCAACAGATGGTAGATTAAATATTGCAGCAGATACAGATATAGTTGTAGCAACAACAACATTTGATGTTAATGCAAATACAGATATATCCGGTACTTTAAAAGTAGGAAGTGGTGCAACAGTTTCTACAATATTAGATGAAGATAACTTTGCAACAAATTCAGCAACAGCATTAGCAACACAACAAAGTATTAAAGCTTATGTAGATGCAGTTACTACTTCACTTAACCAACAAGATTTAGATTTTCAAGGTGATTCTGGTGGTGCATTAGATATAGATTTAGATACTGAAAGTTTAACTATTGCAGGTGGAACACTAATAAGTACTGCAGGTTCTGGAACTACAATTACTATTAATGCAGATGCAAGTGTACTTACAGATTCAAATACAAAAACTTTAACAAATAAAACAATAGATGCAAATGGTACTGGAAACAGTATTACAAATATTGAAGTAGCAGACTTAGCTTCTGGTGTATTAGATACTGCACTAGCAAGTGTGTCTGGAAGTGATGATACTTTAGCTTCTGCAAAAGCAATTAAAGCTTATGTAGATACTCAAGTAGCAACAGTACCAACTGGAGATATAACTGCAGTTGTAGCAGGTACAGGTTTATCTGGAGGAGCAAACTCTGGTTCAGCAACTCTTGCTATAGATACTGCAACAACAGTTGACTTAACAACATCACAAGCTTTATCAAACAAAACTCTCACAAGTCCTGTTATCAATACAGGAGTATCTGGGTCAGCAATACTAGACGAAGATGATTTTGCTTCCGACTCAGCTACTAAACTAGCAACACAACAATCAATCAAAGCATATGTAACTTCTCAAGTAGCAACTGCTAATGAACTATCAGAATTAACTGATACGAACATTACTAGTGCTGCTGATGGTGCATTATTATTTTATGATACAGGAACATCTAAATGGATAGATAATGTTGTATCTGGAGATATAACTATTGCTGATACTGGTGTTGCAACTATTGCAGCAGGTGCAGTTGATAATGCAATGTTAGCAGGTTCAATTGCAAATAATAAACTTGTAAATGACTCAGTAAGTTTTGGTGGAATAAGTTTAGATTTAGGACAATCAGATGCTACTCCTGCTTTTGATTTAGCAGATGCAACTAATTATCCTACAAGTTCATTAGTAGGAACAATTACAAATGCACAATTAGCAGGTTCAATAGCAGCTTCTAAATTAGCAGGAAGTATTGGAGATAGTTTATTATCAACAATTACAACAGCAGATAAAGTTTCTGCAGCAGCAGTTCAAGTAGATGGTGCTACAGATGGAACAGGAATAACTTTAGCAACAACAGATAAGTTAATAGTAGATGATGCAGGTACTACTAAATATATAAACGCATCACAATTAAACACATACCTGTCTGGTCAAGGTTTTACAACAGATGACCCGACAGCTTTAGCAATAGCTTTAGGATAGGAGGAAACATATGGCTAATACATTTAAGGTAAAAAGTAATGCAGCAATGCCAAGTTCAAGCGGTACTCCAGATGCTATCTATACATGCGGTGCTTCTGGCGGAGCAGTAGTATTAGGTTTAGTATTAGCAAATGTACATACTTCTAGTGTAACAGCTTCTGTTAAATTAGAAAGTAATACAAATGATACTGAAACTAATGAAAATGTATTCTTAGTAAAAGATGTACCAATCCCAACAGGGAGTTCACTTGAATTATTAAGTGGTAACAAAGTTGTAATACAAAATACAGATGTACTAAAAATAGATTGTGGAACATCAGCAAAGATTGATGCTACACTTTCAATAATGGAAATAACATAAGATTAAATTAGGAGAACATAGATGCCCTTTATAGGACCAAAACCGGCAGACACAGTACTTGATAGTACTTTAATTGCAGATGGAACAGTTACTACTGCAAAGATTGCAGATAGTGCAATTACCTCTGCTAAAGTTGCAGATGGTGCAATTGTTAATGCTGACTTAAATAGTTCTGCAGCAATTGCTACAAGTAAAATATCTGGACTAGCAGCTTCAGCAACAACTGATACTACAAATGCATCTAACATTGCAAGTGGTACAATAGCTGATGCTCGTATAAGTGCATCTTCTGTTCAACAACACGCAACATCTTTTGATGATAACAAACTTGTTAATGATATTTCTACACTTGCTTTAAGACAAGCATCTAATGAAAACAAAGCTGCTTACAATACTAACTCAATGTATGTTGATGTATTTCAAGATAGCACAGGAATTACAAATTTAACAAATGCTAATAGAAATTCAAATGAATATATTAGTACAGGTTCAGTTACTTCTTCAGCTTACACCTTATCAAAAACTGGTGGTACAAACACAAGTGTTTCAGTAAATTCAACTACCATTTCTGGTGGTGGTTCTGGTTCTGGTGTATATTGGTATCATACAGTATCATCTCCTGCAAGTTACTATGATTTTCAATTTATAATGAATACTGCTGGTGGTGGAGCAG